CATTCTGGATTATATCACAATTGTTTGGTGCAAGCAATAGGATTTGAACCTATATTGTCTCGATTATGAGTCGAGCGTAATCACCATTATACTATACTTGCACTTTTCTTAATGAACGTTTTTCCAAGCCATCAGAAAAATTTTTAGCTTCAGTATGAGTGTCATCAACTGCCATGTACCAAGCCAAAAAAGATAGTTTATCCAGATCAGCGGCAGGCATAGACATACTTGCCACAAGTTTACCAGAATCTTCATCAAACTGCCGAAGTGTTTGATAGTTTTTGTTATATTCATATCGAAATTTCATAGATTTGTTTGATGTTTAAGTTGATGATACTCTTTAGGTTCTTTCTTACCGTGATTCCAACCGCCTTCACTCCAAGAGTCAAAGTTGCTTGGATGTATGTATTGTATATGATCTGGGGTGACTTTGAAAGTACCTGAGTAAAGTTCATCATAAAAACAACAACTCATTAAGGCTAGTTGTCGTTCGTACCTACCTTCATAAACCCACCAAGGTAGGATGTTGTTCCATGACATTTTAGTGTACTTCCTTCCAATTCAAACCCACCTTGCCCTCGCCAGCAAGAGGGACTTTGAGTTTTAGATATTCACCAGCTTTAGAGATTGCTCGTTCAATCATCTTGGCTATATGAGTAGCAATTTCTTCCTCGCATTCATATTCAAGCTCATCATGAAAGTACCCGATACGTTTTACAACAAAGCCATTGTATAGGTAATAAGGGCGGCGTTTCTCATCCCAATACATTTTCCCTAACCATTTATCCATAAACATACTGGCGTAATCCATTGTAATCCCGCCGCAACTTTGAAATATGGTATTGAGTAAAGCAGATTTCTTACGAGTCATTAGAATCCTTCCGTCAATTGCGGGGAGATACTTCTTCTGACCCGTAGATTCCCAGTACTTCTCAACCTCTGATTTTAGTTTAGCAGTTCCGGGGTTTGCTTCCCAAAAAGCCTCTAATGCCTCTTTACCGTATTTTTCAGGAATGCCTAATGTACTGGCAACCTTTGGCGCAGCAGCCCCATACAAAATAGCGTAAAATCCATTTTTACTTTTATTCCGATAAGGTTTCCATTTAGGATTTTCTTTATCAAAATCGGGTGAATTATATATCTGTGAAACTTCTTCATAAATATTCCCGTAAAACGCATTTGCATTCTTGCTATGCACATCACCTTTCAGTAGTTCATCAGCAGTCACACCATTGTCGTACCTGTATGCGTAATGTCCCTGAACTCTGCCTTCTAGTGCAGCAGCGTCACCGGCAGCAATAAGCATACCTTGGTCAGCAATCCATAGTGATCTGAATTCATAACCTAGTAAAACCTTTGGATCAGCTTTCGGTACGTTAACTACTACTTTATGTTTTTGACGATGCGTAGCTGCGATCCCTGTTCTTCCCGCACCAATTCGACCATCATATTGTAATCTCTCATTAGATAGCCATCCTTCCAAGACCGAGAGCCTATTACGTAACGAGAGCCATTTGACAACCTGTTTGACAATATCCCCTTCAATCTGTTCAAGATTAGGGCATAGTTTACCAGCCTCCTGAATCTTGGGTGTTGTAGGAATTAGTTGTCTTGTTATAGGGTCACGCACAGGCTTACCATCTGGACCACGCTTATAATTCCAGAGAGTTGGCTTCCATGCGGATATTTGATTTTTTGGTATTTTTATACGTTTTCCTGTTACTTTATCTGTCCCGTACCACGCCACTGTTCACCTCCATGTAGTCTACGATTGCTTTCAACTCTTCAAGAGTCCCATCATTCTTTAAACAATTTGCTCTCAAACTAATAATAGCAACATTCCCAACAATATACCCCTTGGAGTTATCGATTCTATCTATTGATGGACTGTTTGCTTGTCGCTTACCATCACCAACTTCAAGTTTTAATCCCAAGACTGGGCAAATACTCGGAATGATTATGTCATCTTTGGTCAGATTGTACTCCAAATTTTTAGCTTTAGCTCGTTTACGGGCATCAGCCAATAGGTGTAATCTTGGATCGATCTTTCTAGATTTCCTTCTATTTATAGATGCTTTTCTTGCAACTTCTCTAGCAAGGTCAGGATTAGATTTTAAAAGCTCATTCCTTTTTTGTGCGGCTTTCTTAGAAGCTACATTGAAATATTCGGGGTCTTCGAGTGCCTTCTTTCTCTTCCACTCCTTCAAATACTCCGTTCTTAATCGTCTACCCATTCAATATCCTCGTATAAGTGTAAAAATTCTTTCTTAACTGATCCACGCAAGAACCAATCCTTCATTTGATCTTGATTAGCCATCTCCATTGGCAATTTAATATCAAGCATTAAACCCGCCTGAACTGCATAACGCTTACCATAGGCGAAAACCTCATTACTATTCTCAAAATACTCAGCGCCGTGTTTTTCAAGCCATTTTTGCATTGTTGATGATAGCCCACCATCTTTCTTAAAAGGTTTTGCTGGCATTGAATACTCTTTTTCTTCAGTTTTCTTCAATGCCCTTGGGGGTAATTGTGGCTCAACATTTGCACGAATTTCTTCCATCATTGCTTGAATTTTAATCTTCAACTCTTCAGCGGCTTTTATGTCAAATTTCCAACCAGTTAATTCTTGACAAGACATTAAATAGAAAGCCTTCTGACCAGCCTTGAAGTGTTCAGGCCAGTTATTGCAATCCCAAGACTTGTAAACAGAAATCCACTCACCGATAAGTTCATGGAATGTCAACTTACCAACCAAAGTATCTCGCTCACAATATTTTGCCATTAAAGGATGAAAACTTTTGAATTCTTCACCATCAGGGGCATCTTTTGCCAATCCCCCCGTTGCAATCAATTCCTGTCTAAAGTCAATCTTTGGCATCCCAATAATAGAACCCCAATATTCAATAGAGTGACGTTCACGGTCTGGATTCAAATACATTGAAAGATAGAACGTATCTACGAAGTTGACCTTACGACCCTCAAAAGTATCAGGAGAAACATTACACTCAATGCCAAGAACAAACATAAGTACAAAAATATCATAACCAAGACCATTATGGAAAGCAATGTTCGGATTATCATAACGATCAATCCACGAAAGCAATTGCTGTCTTGCTTTTGAATTGTTACGATAAGGGAATAATTGGAGTTTTTCTTCAGTATCTAAATCTTCAAGGTTAATAACCCAGATAGTATCAGCATCGAAAATAAAACCGTTAGCTTCAATATCAATTGAAAATCCGTTGTATTTCATATTGCTCCAAATAAAAAAAAATATCACCAGAACAAGTAGTAGTGTACCACAGGTTCTGGTGAAGTGTCAAGTTTAGAAGTACTTTTTCTAGATTATTAGATTATCAGATACTAACTCAAAATTTTCTAATCTTGATAATATTGTAGGATAATTAGAAAAATCACAGGCTTCTCTTTTAAAACCATCTATAAACTTATTTTGAATATTTAAAGTTCTTTTAAGTTCCGATTCTATAGCTAAAAGTTCTGAACCATCACCCTTAAATACATCATATTTATCTATTACACCACCAATTTCTTTAAGAATTCTCTTGTGACTTACAATTCGTCTTTTAGGGTAATTTGAAATTCCAAATTTTATGAATTTTTGATCCGATACAGTAACCGTAAGTACATAGAAATATGTCGATTGTGTTACATCAATTCCTCCACCACTACCACATTCACACGGTACTTTACCAGCAACAAGATTAGACCTATCGGATACAGTAGTTGAATTACAAACGTTACAATATACCTTCCAAAGTCTACCTGTCTCAGAAGTTCTTTCAAAACTAAATTTTGATTCATCGAATTTTCCCGTTTTTCTAAATCTTTCAATCCACACCTCAGATTGAGTTAATCTTGATTTAGCTCTTATTTTATCAGCACATTCTGGACAACCTCTGTTATTATGATAATTACCAACACTGCAAGAAGTCCAATCATGTCCACAATTATTACAATGTAAAATTATTTTCGTACTTTGATTTACCGTTTCAGGATCATCTACAAATCCATTAAAAATGTGGTTATTCTTTTTAGCCTTTCTATTTAAAAGGATTTCCCACTGCTTCTTTGACCATTTGATTTTGGAACAACCACATGGCATTTTTTGCTTTTGTAAATAATCAGAGTAAATTAAGTAAGTGGCATCACCATACAGTTCAGGGTCTGATTTACAAATCTGACATTGTACTTTATATCTAGTCTCTCCATTTAAACTTATTCTATCTAAGAGTAACAAAGAATTATTTAATCCATAAAGTTCACCTATTCTATATTTAATATTCATACAGTCTCCATAACATAAACATTCAATTTATTATATCACAGAAACTGTATGACATCAAGTAAGATTCATCGGACGCTACTGTACAGCGTGTTCGTTCAAAAAATCATCAAGATCATATAAAGTATGTTTTTCGTTGTCATAGTAGTATTTTCCTGCGATACCAGTTTTACCTGTCCAACGAATTTTAGTAGCTTTCATGATGGTAGTATTGCGTTCAATTTCATCCTCGGCTTCTTTGTTTCGACTAAACATCAGATTACAGGCTGCACTTTTATAAGCCGCTGATGCACCTTGAATATCCTCTTCATGTAAATCTGCACCCGCACTACCTGCTTTTTGTCCGTTAGCTGTCTTTCTTGTGTGCATTACGTTATAAAAGGTACAATTATGAGACTTAACCATCCCTTTTTGCCACGCATAAAACGACTCTTGTTCTTCGTTTGGAAGTGTCCCGATTACATCATGGACGGGATCGCACACAATAACCTTACAATCACAACTGATAATTAGGTTTTCAATAGCATCTTTGACATTTTCTACACCACCATCTCGATCATCTACTAAATAGAAACGGTGTTCACCATTTTCTTTCCAGAAAAGTTCTTTTTCTTTCTCCTTTGTTTTCTCAGAGTTTAGAATACTTAATGCTTCTTCGTTTTGTAAAAGCTCTAATTTCAGTGAAATGTGTCTAGAAAGCAGTTTGATACCATACTGACCTGTAGTACTTTCAAGTGTAACGATACCTACCTTGTGAGGGGAGTTAAAAATCATATGATATACGATTTCATCTACAATTGTACTTTTACCTGTTCCTGATGCTGAAGCTAAGTTAACAATACGACCGAGAGGTACTCCACCAGCCATCATTGCTTGCAATTTGTGCATAAAAGGCGGTAGAGGAATCTTAGGAACTAAGAATTCTTCACGCATAGAGTCCACAATGTCACCACTTCCGACAACACCTACAGGTACATAAGCCTTTGCATTATAAAAATCTTGAAGGAACTCTTTTTCTTTACCTTCGATAAGATATTCGTTTGCGTCTTTATAACGCATTTTCATAATCTTAACTTTACCTTTTGGTAAGTATTTAACAATCTCTTCAGCAGCATCTTGACCTGCTTTGTCATTGTCATATGAAAGAATAATCTGATCAAAAGTATCTAAGAATTTATACTGAGCAGCGATTTGTTTTTTAGAATTAGCTCCTGTTGTCGGACTAACACAAGCTGTTTCATATTCAGTACCACGTTTTTGATTGTATTCGTAAAACATCTGATACGCAGATAAGGCATCCAGTTCACCTTCTGTAATCATGATGTATTTACCACCACGATTAAATTTGAATTGCATAAACAATTCACAATCGGCACCTGTCCTACCTTTTGACCTAAAGTTTTTAGGTACTTCACGAATTTTGTAACCAGATAGTTGACCATCTTGAGTGACAGGATAGTACTGTTCAATGACTTCACCTGTTTGTTCATCAAACGCATGACGTACACCAAACTTTTTATAAATTTCATCATCAATTCCACGAAAACCTTTTGCTTTCGTAGTGGTGAAAGATTTGATTTCTTGATTTTCTTCTTCTGTAATAGCAGGTTTAGTGCTAGGTTTAATTTCCATATTTTCCTTTTCCTTTTCCTTTTTAACAAAAGATTTTACTTTTGGTTTTGATTCTCGAACTTGTTCCAAAAATTCTTGACTAGGTTTATTATTACCACAAACCCAACAATACCAAGAACCATCATCATAGATAGCTCTTCCATCTGACGATCCACAACTATCACAAGCAGTGTGTTTTATAAAAATCCCCATCTATTCTCCTAACATATTTTCAAAAAACTCGTCGTATTCTGGGGTATCGAAATAAATAATATTTGATATTTTAGGTAGATCGTCAATCTCATGTAGCTGGTATCTATAACACCAGTCTCCTGTTTCAAATAAGATCAAGTCTTCCAAATCTACAGTCTTTTTATCTTCACGTTGTTTCATTGATCATCACCACCATTGATAAGCCATTTGTTAGAAATTACTTTAATAATCAAAGAAGTATCTGTTTGAGATTTTAGAACAAACCCTTCACGTTCAGAACC